AGTAACTAAGTCGTCAATAGAATTTTTATTAAGACCTAAATCAGTCATAGCTTTTTTAAAAGCGTTTAATGATTTTGTGCTGAACCCTGGAAATACAATGTTATTTTTTTTAACAATATCATCTGTAGATAATAAAAATCTTGAAAACAATTCTGATAGTTGATTAGGATTTTGTATGGCCTCAGATGCTCTAGTGCTATTTTTAGATATTTTTTTTAAACTGTTATCTAAATCTTTAGCTACATCATCAGCTAAAACTTTAACCGAACTTTTCTTTCCTTCTAATTTTTGAACACCATCAAATATTTCTTGAGCTTTATTACTTCTTGATCTAAATGGTTTACCTATAAATTTATCTATCCATCGTTCTATTTGCGAATCACTAAATGCAAGTTCTTTACCTTTGGTTGCTAGTAGTTTTGCTGTTTTACCTGTGCCATACACAAAAGGAATAATAGGAAAAGCTAACTCTGCACCAAATTTAAATTTATTATTTAATTGTCTAAACGCATCTTCATTAGCTGTTTCTTTTTTTTCTCGGTCTAATCCAGTCGGTATAAAATCTAAAGCATCTATGTCTCCAAAAGTTCCGATATCCTCTGCTTTCATAACTATAGCACCACCACCAAAACCACCACCAATTGTTATGGCTGCAAATTTATCAAAACCATTTGGTTTATTTAATTGTTTAGCTTTACTAGCTGCTTTAGTTAAATTAACATTGTCAACTGTTTTACCATATCTATTTGTCTTAACTGCATTAACTAATACGGGTGCGAGTTGTCTTGCTTTCATACTAGCGTATTGAATAGCAGGGCCTAAAGTTTTCATCGCTATTTTACTTCCTCCGTACAATTGCAAAAAAGCTTCTGTTAAATGACCAGCAGCGGTTGCTCTAGCTTGTTCTTCCGCTTGATTTTCTATAAGACCAAAAATAGTTTTTTCAAATTCTCTGTTAAATCTTTCTGTTAAACTTTTATCTACATCTATACCATCTCCTGTTGCAGCGTCGTATATGAGAGTTCCAAAGTTAACTATTCCTTTTGGAATCTTAATCGCTCCACTAACCACGGCTCCTGAAAGAGATTCACCTAGTCCTACTTCGTAATCGTCTTTGTCACCTAATCCAACTTTTTCTACTTCTTTGTATTTTATAGGTTCATCTATATTTCTAGATTCTTTTTTAGGTTTTGCTTGAGCAGCTTTTGCTTCTCCAAATAAAGATACGTCTTTTGGAAGTAATGATGATAATTTGGTATATTTGTTTTCTTCTTTTATTCTTTTTGATACCTCAGCTTCAGGTACACCCTCGTTTAAAAGTTCTTCTTCTCTTAATCTTATAAGTAAACCATCAACACCTTCTTCACCTAGGATACGATTGTAAAGTTTACCTTCTTCTAAATTTTCTTCGATTGCTTTTCTGGTGTCGTCAGAGGGAATAAGAAAATCGTACCAGTTGGACTTGTCCGCCATTTCTACTCCTCATCAATAACTGAAACTACGTCAATAACTTTGTTGCCTTGTTTTTTAACAAATTTAGCTTTTTCTATATCATACACAACAACACCATCTGGTAAGTCCGCTAATACAGAATTTTCTAGAATATTATCGTCTTTATCATATTCACCACTTCCAAATACATATTTACTACTAGACTGTGTTCCAACGAAAGTTTTGTATGCATCTGGATTACTTTTTTCTAAACTTTGTAAGTTACCATAAAGAGCTTCAGCTTGTAGTCTATCTATTTTCGGTACGTTAAATCTATTTTTAGTAGAATCAATAATACTGTCAATGGTTGATGAATAGTCTATTTGAGCTTGATCAGAAGGATCTCGTTTTTTTCTAAACTCAGGTAATGCTCTGTTTAATGCTTCCTCTTTACTTATATCAAATTCTTTCATTAAATATTCTACCTTTTCTTGTAAAGCTATTTTATCTGAATCAGATAAATCTTTGTATAGGTCTAGTGCTATTGCTTGTCTTGTTTTCTTTTGTGATCTTATATCTTTTAATAAATCAGCCGTAGGTTCTTTTGCTGCAGCTACTATGTTTCCAATGGTACTACCGGCACCTGTTTGAGCTGCAAGAGCTGGTCCATACGATAATAAAAATTGTGTTAAAGGATCATTAAGTCCACTTTTGTCTCCACCAGCGGCCATAATTGTATCAATACTATCAGAAAGTTTTACTCCTACATCTTTTACGCCAAGATCTTCTGCATTACTAAGAGCGTATTGTCCTCTTTCAACGACGTTATTCATGATGCCGCCACCAACGTCACCACCTTTTCTAAACATAGGTCTTTTAAATATATTACTCATATTAACTAAACGCTCTATATACTCCTGCTAATGTAGCTCCAGCTCCTAATGCTGTTTGTAATGGTGTAGGTGTAGGCGTCGTTTGAGTTTGGAATTGTGCTGGGTATCCAGAAATTAATCCCATAACACCCTGACCATATTGTTGAGCTAAGCTTAATGGTTGCTGTTGTTGTGCTTGTAATAATTGTTGTTGAGCAGATAACTCAGCTTGCTGCTGCGCTTGCTGTTGCGTGCCTAATGCACCTAAAGCTGAAATCTGTTGACCCGCTAATGCTGGTGCTTGTTGAGCTAAACTTAATTGATTTAAAAATTGTTGTTGAGCTGCTTTTTGAGCTTGACCAAAACCTTGTTGTAATAACTGTGCCTGTAATGCTGCCCGGTTCCTGTCGCTTGTTGTTTGATATTCAGATCTTACAACTCCTTCTCTACCACCACCTAAAACGCCTCTAGATACAGCTTGCGCTGCAATACTAGGAATTCCTTTTGCAGCTTGTACATCAAACTCTCTTAACGTTTCTGATATAACGTCTTGCTGATATGGTGACATAAATTGCTGATATGCAGTGGGTCCAGTTGTAGCTGCAGCTGTTTGTAGAAATGGTGCAAAAGATCCTAGACCACCTCTTAACGCTTGAGCTTCTTGTGTAATAGCTGAAGTTGGAGCCACAAATTGTGGACCCATAGTTTTAGATAAGTCTGCACCACGTAAACCACCAATAGCTGACTGTAAGTCTGCTAAATATGTTTTACCTGCCGCTTCAATAAACGGTGCGGGTAACTGTTGTACTGTTGAAATTTCTGCCATTACACCACCTTACTCTCTAGGTTTTTCATGAGATCATACATTCTCTGAGCACCTTTGTTGACACTACCACCACCTGCAGCTCTTACAGCATCAGCAGTAAATACAAATTCGTTGTTTGATAACATCGCTGGGATATCATCTGCTTTTTCTTTTACACCAACTGGCGGTATAAATCCACCTGTTTTTCTCATATCTAATTCTTTTACACCTTTAGAATTAACATTTATAGGTAGGCCCTCGATGCCTGATGCCTGTTCCACTAACTTATCAGAACCAAATGCACGGCCAACTCTACCACCATCAGCCATGTTCCCTATGTCAACTGTTTGGTCATCTGCTCCTTCTACTAAAGCGTTTATTCTTATATCATAGTCTTCAGGTGTTTCATTCTCTCCTTTTGGATATAATCTTGAACACTGTACCTTTAATTGATCATTTACTTGTGCTCTTCTTTGAGCATAATCCATATCTGATTCACCTTCTTGTTGTTCTCTTTCAGCAAGTAACCCTGTAATAGCTGCACCAGCTCCACCTACTTTAAGAGCGTTCATTGCATCAGCTCCTTTTTTTAAACCTAATATATTACCAATATTAAACATAGGATTTTTACCACCAAATAAAGTGCTAGCTCCTCCAGGTATAAGCATAGGTGCAAAGTTCAAAGCTAATAGACCTGCAGGTGATTTAAGAATTTTACCTGCTCCTTTGACTACCCCTTTTACAGCTTTACCTACAGATTTAACAAGACTACCTAAACCGTATTGTGCTCTACCGCCATCAGCCATAGATCTTTCTTGAGCTAGTTGTCTAGCTTTTTTAGCTGCTTCCTCTGGAGAGAAACCTTCATCTAAAAGTTGTTCGTATAGTTGTTCTAAAAATCTTTGATTAGCGTCATCGGAAGCCATCTTCATCTCTGGCTTATCACGTCTAAAATCACCTTTTAGAATGATATCTGGTGCGCCTGCTATAAATTTTTTCGATGCTTTAGTGTCTGTTAATGCCATAATTTTGTCTAAATTTAGTTTATAGGGCAGGCGTATTTATCCTGAAATATCACACTTTATTTGATTTTTGTGCTATCGTCAACACCTTTGAGAGGTTGACTTCCTTGATATAGGTCATCCCAAAATCTACCACAGTAAGAATACTCACCAACATGGGTAATATAGTCTTTTAAATATACGTGTATTTTACCACCTATATCGGACCATCTTTGGCAGAATCCAAAGTCCTCGCCAAAGTATCGTTTAGTTTTAGGATCATGAATTGTATCAAAAAGATTAAACATATTATCTTTTTTCTCTGTATTACCATTAATTATAGTGGGTTGATATATTTCTAATTCAGGGTAGTGTTTAATCATCTTTTCTATAACTTCTCTCTTAATTAACATGCAGCCAGTAGGAGCGTGAGTTACCTCTGCTACTCCATCTTCAACTTGTATTTTTGTAGGATCTTCTACTTTTAATGGAAATGTATATCCAGATCTTGCTAAATCATCCTTATCGTTAACAGCTCTATGTTTTGTAGTCAGTCGTCTCCAAGCCTTGTCCCAATCAAATCTTTTCATAGGATAAGGACAACCTATTACATCTTTATTTTTTTCTAACATTGTAAAAATAGTTTTACACTGAAAATCTATATCTGAATCTATAAATAATAAGTGTGTATAATGATCAGGGTGGTTGAGCATTTCGGCTACACACAAGTTTCTACCTTGTGTAACCAATGACGATTTCATTAAAGTAAAACTTACAAGTATTTTTCTCTGCATACACTCCTGTTGAAATTTTAATACTGATTGACAATAATGCATAGATACATCGCTATGCACAGGTGTGCATACCATTATTTTATATTTAGACTTTGTTCCAATATTGATCGTGGTAACTTCGGTATCCCCCGTCTGAGATGGCTTAGTAAACCAGATGGGTTCATTGTTAGCGCCTTGCGCTTTACTACTTTTTTGCATTTACCGCTCCTTCCAAAAATCTTTTCCAAGATGTGCCTATTTTATTCCAACCATAATATGCTTGTGCATAAGCAGATTGGCATTCTAAATGATTGTGTATTTCTTCTCTATGTAAACTATCAGCAGCGGCTTCTATACCGTATGCAAATTTTTGTGCTAATAATCTATAATTTTTTTCGTACGGTATATACATTGGAAACTCGGCACCTGTTTCAAACAGAGCACCATAATTAGTTGTAACACAATACAAACCTGCAGCCATTGCTTCTAACAGTGATATACAAAACGTCTCTTCAAAAATACTTGGATAAACATACATGTTATATGTATGCATATGATCTTTTATAAATCCATTTGGCTTGTAGCCAATATAATTAACATTATCTAATTGTTCCGCTTGTTTGTATAAGTCTTTATAGTTATCATTGTTTCTTTCGTAAAAATCTTTTCCATATATTTCGCAAGAAGAATAAACATCTAAACTTATTAAGGGATTTTTTACTAACTGCATAGCACCTAGTAATACCGACAGTCCTCTCCAAGGTGTATTCTGATGTATAATTTTTATAGGTTGACCTTTTTGATAGGGTGGGGCCTTACCTATTTTATCTATACCATTTTTTATAACTACACATTTCTCTCTTGGTAAGTCAAATCTTTTTGTAAACTGTTCGAAGTTCCAATTAGAGTTAAATATATACCAATCATATTTGTCATGATTAGATTT